CTCTTGCTTCTAATTTTCTCATAAATGAATCTCCTACAACAACACATTGATGTAAGTTTAGACATTGTCTATTTGGATCACCTTTTGGTCTACGAATTTGTAAAAATTCTTCTATATCTCCGTGTTCAATATCTAAATTAACAGAAGCTGCCCCTCTTCTAACATTTCCTTGGTTAGTTGCAATTATTGATGAATCAAATATTTTAGCCCATGGTACTACACCTTCACTTTTACCATTTCCAGAAATTTCAGTTCCACGTTCTCTAATGCGATTTAATGAAATACCTACACCTCCACCGGATGCTGTTAACTTCATTAGTTCCGCGTTAGTTAAACCGATTCCACGTATTGAATCAGGCGTATCAACACCAAAACAGGAAATAGGTAAACCACGATCAGTTCCCATGTTTGATAATACAGGTGATGCTAATCCTAACCAACCATTCCACATGATTCTAAAGAATTTGTTAGCTAATTCTGGTTTTTTAAGTCTATTAGCTGCTGCTTGGGAAACTCTTCTATATGCTTTTTTTACATCTTCTCCAGGTAATAAGTAACCTTTAGAAATGGTTGCTAAAGAAATTTCATCCATCCACTCAGGATAATGCTTCCCTGCTTCCCAATCACTATAATTTACTTGTAATGCGTTATTTTCCATTTATTTCAAATTTATTTTTTATTTTATTATATTCTTTAAATTGGGGATGCAAAGCTATAAAATCACTATCTAAAGAAGTATTAAATATATTAAATATTTTATAACCTATGTTATTTAAAAATTCAAAAACTTCAGGTTGGTAAGTTGGGAAGGATTCAAATAATACTATTGGTTTATATTTTTCTAAAGTTTGTTGGGCTCCTTGAAAGGTCTTTAATTCATAACCTTCAACATCCATTTTTATAAAATCCGGGGCTAAATTAAAGCTATCTAGAGTTCTTATTTCTATTTCATTTGTACCTAAATCATCTTCTAGAGATCTACCCCCATAATTTATTAATTCTAAATCCCAATTACCTTGCCAATTTAAAGTATTGTGTTTATATAAAGAACCAAAACTACTTCTTTTATTAGTTTCACCTAAACCAATATTAAAACAAGTTATTTTTTCATTTAATTCGTTTAAGAATACATTACCACAAATTTGGTTATATAAACGTTTTTGAGGTTCAAATGCATAAACTTGTGATCCATTCCTAGCAAAATTAATTGTGTGAAAACCCATATGAGCTCCTATGTCTATAATAATATAATGTGGTTGGATTATAGACTCGTAAACCTCAATGATTTCAGGTTCCCACACTCCGTTTTTCATTACTTTATTCCCTATAAAATCATTTACATCTGTTACAAATGCACCATGTTTTGTATTATTTATCCAATAACTACCTTTCATATATTTTAAAATAAACTGTTTGCGTCCCAATTTTGAACACCTTTACTATAATTTGTTACTCGGTTTGCAAAGAAATCTGTATGTTGTTTCCCACCTGATAGGCTATCAAACCATTTCATTCTTTTTACTGCGTCTTTATCTATCCCATTAACTATAGGTCCATAACCTAAATCACTCATTTTAGTATTTACTCTATGTTTAATAAATGAAATTAAATCATATTTAGGGCAACCCTTTAAATCCCCCATTTCATATACCTTATCAATAAAATCTAATTCTAATTTTAAAGATAATTTAGCTGCTTCTTCAATATCAGCTTGTAATTCTGGTGTGTTAAATTCTGGGTGCTCTTGCATTAATGTTCTAAATAACCAACACCCTGCTTCTGAATGTAATGATTCATCTCTAATACTCCACTCTACTATTTGACCTACTCCTTTAAGTTTATTATCTAATTTAAATGATAATAAAACCGCAAAGGATGAAAATAAATTAACACCTTCTGTAAATGCAGAAAATACAGCTAATGATTTTGCTCTTTCATGCCAATTAGGGGTACCATCATGAGAATCCCTTACAGAAGTTAATGCTTCTATTTTAGCCATTGTTGCTTCATCTTCTAAAAATTCACTAAAATCATCTAAACCTAATTCTTCATTTAATAAGGAATAGGCTTCAGCATGAATAGTTTCAAATGCCCCAAAAGTAACAGCCATTTTAATTACTTCAGGTTTTCTAAACCATTTTGTAACTAATGTTGACCAATAATCATTTACTACAGTTTCTGTTTGAGCGAATCCTTTTAAAATAGAACCAATAATATTTTTTTCTGTTTTTGATAAATTTTGTTTCCAATCATTAACATCAGACATCATAGGTACTTCAGTATGTAACCAATGTGCTTGTTGTTGTTTTAACCAAAAATCAGATGCCTCTTGATATTCAAAAGGTTTGTAAACGATACGTTCCTGTAATAAAGATGTTTTTGCCATTTTGTTTTTTTGTTTTTTTATTATTTATACTTTATCAAAACCAAATACTTCATCCTTCACTTCATTAAGTTTAGAATGCATTAATTTTTTATGTTGAGAATCAACATCAGTATCGTAACTATTAGATTTAGTACTTGGAGCCCAAGTACTTTCCTCGTCCATATTTGCATTATATTCACCATGAACTTCGAAATGACCTGTAGAAGTATCTGCTTTTGCAGAGTAAGTAAGTCCATCCATCCCATATCGGTTTTTCATAATGTGTAATCTAGCTGTGTTGTTAACTTTGTCTTCTTTTTTTCTTGATAAAGACATGCAAAAGTCAGTAATCATTAATTTATCATATGATCCTGCCGCTTTATCTCCTTCAATAACGTCATCTTTAGCTCCCGCTCTATTTACTTGGGAAACAGACCAAATAGGTATGTTTAATTGCTTAGCTAAACCTTTAGTACTTTGATAAATATCGTCAATTTCATCCTTACGTTCACGATTTGTTCTTCTTGATGAAAGAAGATCTACATAATCAATTATTACTAAGTCAGGTTTAATTCCCATTCCAGTACATTTGGTTATATGTGACTCTATTGTCGAAATTGTTGCTCTACCTGTTGGGTATTCTTTAATAATTAGTCGACCTGGTAATTGTGGGACAATTTCTTCTACTTTTTCTTTATTTGCTTCTAAATGTCTAACATCTATTTTAGTAAAGAAAGCATCATATCTTTTACCTACATATTCTTCACCTAATTCTAAGGTGTAGTGAAGAACATTATAACCCATCCTAACTGCTATACCTCCTAATGATACCAATGACCAAGATTTACCACCTCCTGGATTACCAAATATGAGACCAAAATCTCCATTTCCCAATCCACCTTGGAGTAGGTTATTAATTTTGTCCCAAGGAGTTGGTATAACATTCCTTGAACTTTCTCTATACCTTTCTTCAATATCTTTAACATATTCATGTCCAACATTTTTATCATTTCCCGCTTTTAAAGCATTGTCTACTAATGATCTAATTCCATCAAAATCACCTGCTTTTAACAGATCAACTGAAGTCATTAATGCTCTTTTTAGCTGTTGATTTTTACAAAAGTTTGTAAATTCTTCTTTTACATACTCTAAATCTTCATCAGACGAAACATAAGCTATTTTTAATTGTTCTTTACAAGCAATTTGTAATACCTCATTATCTAACTTTTGTAATTCAACTTTTAAAGTATCCATTGAGGGGGTAGTATGATATTTGTCATAATACCTTAATATTTCTTTTATAGCCCATTTATGTGCACTATTTTCAAAATATTCTTCAGATATAATATCGTGGATATTAACTAAAAATTCTTTATGGGTTAATAATGAGGATAATACTTTGACTTGAAAGTCATGTCCGTATTGATTTAGTGTTTGTAGTGTCATTAATCTTTATAACCTTTAAATTGTGAAAAAACATCTTGTATCCAGTATTCTAAGTTTCTAATCATTCCTCCTAACTTATCTTCATTGTAAAGTTGGATAAATAGATCTGATTGTAATTCTGGAATTTCTTCACTTATTAATTTATTAATATGTTCTTTTCCTTTATCGTCAATTAGAGGAATACTTAAATCCATAACCTTATAATTTGTTTCAATTCTGGATTGATCCTGAATTATGCGTGAATATACGACATGGTCTTTAAATTTCCTAGCACAAATATCAAAAATGTCATCTAATGTTAATTCTTTAGTTTTTAATTCAGGGAATTTTTTAAATATACCTTTTGCACCCAATCCCTTAATACCTTGAATATTATCTGAACTATCACCTAATAATGTTTTATATAGGATAAAGTTTGAGGGTAATAAACCAAATTTTTCTTCTACTACTTTAGGTGTGTAGTATAATTTTTCCATTGGTCTATATACAATAATTTTATCAGTTACTAATTGTAAGAAATCTTTATCACTAGATACTATAAAACAAGTTGAATTATGTTTTTCTACAAGTTTTTCAGCTAACACTGCTATAATGTCATCAGCTTCGACTTTATCGAGTATGGTGGTTTTAACAGGTAACAGCTTTAAATATTGTATTATACGCACTATCTGGTCAATTTTTGAGTCATGTTCTTCCTCAATATTATCAAATGCTTCCCAATTAGTAATTCTAGATAAATTTCTTGTTCCCTTGTACTCGGAGAGCAAGTTCTTACGATTTACTGTTGAACCTGCCCCATCGAATACTACATAAACAGAAGTTGGATTTGTTTGTCTAATCATAGCACCCAAAGAGCGAAAGAATCCTCCTAACCCCCCAATATGAACTCCATCAGGATTAACCATATTCATCATGGCAAAATTTCTAAAAAATAAATTTAAACCATCTAAAATTAATACTCTGTCGTGTCTTTTCGGAGGAGTCTCTTCCCCTTGCTCCTGAACTGTATCCAGGAGTTTGAATAACTCTTTGTGTTTCATGTTTTTGTTTTAAATGTCCTGCTCGTCGTAAAGTACAGGGGTTACATCTTCTTGGTCTTCTACAATTTTGAATGTTCCTCCACCCAAGATTTTTGTCCATTCATCTGAATGTTCTTTCTTGTAGGCATTCTTATCTTTATCAGTATCTGTAATAAAACCATGATTTGTCATAACAATTTTACCTCTTGATTGCATACCATTAACATGGTTTTTATCAATCTGTAAATTTGTTCTTTTACCCCATTCTACTTGCTTACCACCTTTAATTGCTTTAATCTTAGATGTACCGGCATTAGATACATTACCAAATGTAACTACGAATGTTGCATCATACCACATTGCCATTCCACCTTTGTTCATCATTTTTGGCTGACCCATAGGTGATTCTGCTTTGGCGGTCCATACTTTATTAATACAACAAAGTGTATTAGTAAATGGTGATGATTCTTTACGTGACATTACAATGCTTTGGTTAACTGTATTGCCAAATTGTGTTGACATTGCACCTGCATTCCATTCATTGTTATTTTTTAGTTTTTCAACTGACATTGCACAAGGAATAGATCCAATTGAATCCCAAAAGAATGCTAAGTCATAAGGTAAATTACCTTTTTTCTGTTCATTCTGTAGGTCCATAATAAATGCTGCTACGTCTTCAATTGTATGTAATGTTTCTCTATCAACATAAATGAAATTACCTTCATAATCTACAACATTACCTTCCTCATCTTTGATTAATTTAACTTGTAATCCCATTTGAGCGGCATGTTCCCAGTTCCATTTCATCTCAGTAATAATAAAAACAGGTAATACCCCCATTTTTTGTGCTGATACCGCAGCTTCAAGTAAAGCTGTTGTTTTACCCGTATCAGAGTGTCCTCTGAGTAATGAAATATGTCCCATGGGTATACCTGGAACACCAGCAATTTCCTGAAAAGCTGGAGATAATGGAATCCATTTTTGTTCCTTAAATTTGACATTTTTATCTAAACCTTTAGAAGATTTAAATTTATTTAAATCAAATTTGCTCTTAATCTCGGCGGACACTGCCGCCGAGAGAGACTTGGATGCTTTTCTTGCCATATTTAGAAGGGTAGATCATCAGTTTTATTATCTTCACTGAACATTGAGTCAAAGGCATCTGCTTTATTCTTCTTAACATTACTAGTATCTAAACTAAAATTACTACTAGGTGTTGATGTTGGTGCAGTTGTAACTACTTCTTCAGCATCTTCTTCAACTTCAGGTGATAACCACTTTTCTAAAGCAACTTTCATTTCATCAAATGTGAATTTTTTAAATAATCCTTCATTTGGGTTTGGTTGTTCGCTTGTCCATTGTTCTACTTGTTTAGCATCTTCACTTAATGGTGAAGTTTTTAAACGAACACGTACTGATGATTTATTATAAGGAGTACCTGTTGATTCTGGTCCTACTGTTTCTACTGTAAGGTCTCTACCATTTACAATATCTGTGTAATCCCCAATTTCATCATCAACAGCTAATGCTAATAATTCTTCATATACCATTTTACCAAATTGCCATAATCTAGTACCTTTATCTTCTTCACCTCTAACTATTACAGGAACAAAGTAACGGGTTTTTGGGTCTAATTTCTTAGCCATAACAAAATTCTCTTTAGTATACTCTTCTCTAAGCTTTGCAGCAAATAGAGCAATAGGATCTTTTTCACCATAATTAAGGGGTGAAAGCATCACTTTGTTAGTAATACCATAGTAGAATTTTAATTCAGAAAATGGGTTTGATGGGTTGTACGCTGATGGTACGATTCTAATTTGTTGTTTACCAATTGTAGGTCTCCAATAAATTGTTGAGTAATCAGTTTTTGTACCTGATTGTTGTTTTGATTGAAGCCCTTCTAGCTTCTGTTTAATTGCATTTAAATCCATAATGTAACTTTTATTTATTTATAACTTTATTTATGTAATCGGAATATACGAACCAGGGTTCGGGGAGCCAAACTAAACTTCAAGAATTTTGTAAATTTTTGTATTTAATTGGTTTAGTGTATTATGTTGAGTAAGTAGAATGCAGTTTCTGTAATGTTGCCAATCAACTCTAAATTTAGTATCAACGATACCTCCATTTAACCCTTTAATTAATTCATTTAGGGCATTAATAGTATATAAGGTATTTGATTCTTTTTTTCTATGTACTAAGATAGTATTAGGTGGAATAGATTCAACATTTCCTTGATCAACATTATATGTAATTACATATTCATTTTTGTCCTTAATTTCTAGAACAAACATTTTATTATATATAATTGTGTATTTTGACTTAATATCTTCTATTAAGTTGTCTAAATTTTCTAAATCTGTAAATGTACAGAATAACTTATTGTCCAAATCTCTAATATTTTGTATTGATGATATAACATCGTAATTCATATTATACGTATTTGGTTCTTTATTTAAAATCATAGTTATAACCTTGTTTTGTTTTTATACTAAATCGGTATTTATCAAATATACCTTTTATTGTTTCTTTTAAATACTCTTCATCTTCACTCAAATCAAACAAGAATGAGTCATAAGTGTAAAGTATTAATTTACTCTTTTTATTGTGTATTACTGTAAATATATCCCATAATATACGAACGTTCATTGACGTTTCCAAATTTTGTAGCAAATAATTAAACAGTTTTTGTGGGTTCATTTCACCTAAGTTTTCTTTTTTATATATAAAGTTAGAAACCGGACACGTTATTTGACCTTCACGCTCAAACTCTTTCCAAAGTTCTTTTACGTATATACTAATTTTTTTAAAGAATTCCAGATGCTCATATTGTTTAAATACTCCTCCGTATAATTGTTTAAACGTCAGTTCTTTAGACTTTTTATAATCGACGTTGTAAAGCTTGGAAAAATGCGAGTGAATATCACTAGTGGGGAAATTATAATCAATGAGACGACAAGACAAGCTAGGATGATAGGCGCTAATATCAACTTCGTACAAAATACTATTACTCGGAATGAAAGACTTTCTGCATCCGTTTTCTTTGTTGAGTGCTGCATAATTTACATTTTTAAATTTATTTGATGGTCTGGTTGTTGTTGTTTTTAAGTTGAACTGAGTGTAGACGTATTCACCATCAACGGGGTGGAAGTATTCTTCGAAGGTTTCATTGTGTATACGTATTCCACTTTGCTCGATGGCGTTGAATACCAAGGATACTTTATTGTTATAGAATTCATCATATTTTGTTTTTTTATTGTTAATATTCGCTTTTAGATCTCCCCAAATCGTTTCACATACTTCATAATGTTTAACAATCGGTATAATTAGGTTTAATTCATGGTTGTCTTTATGTTGCCTATAGTACAATTCATGTGTTTGTGTTGTAGGTCGTATATACGTAGTAGGTGGTGGGTTTATGTCATAAAGAGCTTTGAATAAATTTGGGTAATAATGTAATATTTCTTTTTTGTCTCTACAATATAATGTTTCAAATTTTTCTAATAGTTTGTCTACACCCGTATTTAACGCATTTAAAGATTCACTATGTGCAATACATACCATAAAGCCTTTTGTTGCTTCAAGTGGTCTAATATACACCAAACTTACATGGGTTTGTGCCGGATGAATAACATTACTAAAAGGGATTACTTCAATGAAAGCCTTTTTATAACTACTATTTATTAAAACATTTAATTGACTTTCGTCTTCTACTAACCAATACATTTATAACCATTTTATTCTAATATACGATGAATTTATCTAATATCCACTCCCTCTTGGAATATTTTTTCTAATTGAAGTTCCTACTTCTCTATCAGGAATTGGAAGTTGTAAATTTTGTTCTTCTTTTTTACCTTTAAAGGGTATTAAAATACTGTGTGGGGTGGAGATGTGAAACCTACCTTCCATAATTACTCCTCTATTTGTATGTATATGGTAAAAACCAACATAATTTTCTCCAGTATCTTTAACTTTTAATTCACCTCCAGTAGTAGAATAAAATTGTTTTTTATTTTCTTTATAATATTTTAAATATCTATCTTTAAAGAAGTTAGAAAAACCAGTTAATGAATTCTGTTTTTGGTAAAGTGAGACAATTTTTTTATTCACTTCATATGTTTCTATAGGTTTGCCTACTAACACCCAATTAATAACAATAGGTTTATATAATTGATATTGAGAGTTTTTATTTTTATTTTTAAAATTACTATAAGTATGCTTATCAACCTCTAAATAAAGATTTGTAGTATTATGGTTTAAAAAATAACGTTGATATTCTCCTGTTTCATAGTCCCCAGTAGTTGGTAATACTATACTTGATTTAGGGGGAGGTGGTAGAATAGGAGATTTTGAACTATTACGGTATCCTGGAGTTTGGTAGGTTAAAGGTGGGGGTGGATTGAAAGTAGGGTCAATATCCTGGTTTTTGTCATTTGTAGGGGAGGGGATTAGTAGGGAAGTAATTCCATCTTGAGGAGTTTTCCCTGTATAAGATTTACCATTAGAAGTAGTAAAATAAGAACCAATGTATCTTTCTCCACTATCAGCTACTATAAATTCACTACCATTAGTAGTTAAATCTGTGATAATTTGGGATTTAGGATAATACATAAATTTTATAATTTAATAATAAATATTAAGATAAATATAACTCTTTTTCTCTTCTTCTTCTTATTACTAAACTTGCATTTGGTACACCATTTTGTGTAGTTCTATACTTAGGAATAACTTCAGCAGCTTCTCTATATTGTCCATTATTAATAAATTCTTGAAGTGGAGTTGGTAAATTATTGCTTGTATTACCAATACTACCTGCATTATATACTATATTTAATAAGGCATCAAATTCTGGTTGTCTTAATGGAACTGTAATATTCTTTTTTAAAATATCCTCATAACTTTTTAACTTTTCTTTTAGTAATACTTTAGATTCATTTTCAGTAATTTCAGTATTCCAAGATAAACTTGGTATAACTGCTCTTGTAAACCCATAACCTATTGTAAGTGTACCCCCAGTTGCCGAGATGTTTGATGTAGTATTAGGAGTAATTATAGTATCCTGGGTAAGTCTTATTGGGTTTCGTGAGGTTCCTGGGTTTTTATCATCGTAAGAATATTTACGGAATCCTTCAGATTTAATTAGTTCTTCTATAGCAGCATCACTTGCTGTTAATTCATTTATAGGTATTCTATTACGGTTGTTGTAATCTATTACATCAAGATAACTGATATCATCGATATCTAAATAAGAATCTATTATTTGGTTTTTTACGACTATGTCTAAGTTTTTATAAATATCGGCTTGTATGGGAATTGTATTAGGAACAGAAAGTGTACCTAAAGATGTTAACCAATCATTATTAGATATTTCATGATCTACTTTTGTAATTAGAAATTTTAATGCTTTAGGGTATGCCTTAGGTAAAAACTTTTGGTTAATTGTTAATGCATTATAAATTCTGATCCCAGATAACCCATTTATTGTTAATCCTAAATCAGCAGGAATAAAGCCTATTGTATTTGATGGGTTTTTTGTTTCTGCATAATTAACATTATTTACTTGGTTTATAAATCCTTTAAATAATGATTTCCCTATTTTGTAAAAATCATTGTTAAAATAAAAATATAACTTTGAATCTTGTGCTGTATCAAGTTTCCCCCCAAAAGCTTGAATTAGCCATGATATATAACTTTTAGCTTCTCCTTGGTCTTCTTCTTCTGGATCCTTATCATTTTCAACCCAATTTTTAACCTTGGAGACATATTCGGCCCAACTTACATTGCTGTAATCTTCTCCAGTAACTGGACAACCATCAATATCTTTAACTCCTCGATTTGTTACCTCATATGCTGTAGTTTCTTTATTCATATCACCTCTAAGTGTTGATTCTGCAAATTTTGCCCCTAATGGGTTATAACCTCCCATAGATATTAATGCAAATGCATAATCATCGGGTAGGATACTAAAATCGAATTCTGAATCCTCCCATTTTTGAATAATAGCTTCTAATTGTTTTTTGTTTAAAGGCCAAGTATCAACTTTTTTAAAAGGTGTTGTTTTATCAGGATCTTTATATTCAAGAGCATAGGCATCTTCTAACCCATCATTCCATTTAGAAAAAGCAGTACCATCATAATTTTTTGTAGATTTATTTGCTGCCGTGGCCCCAATAGTAATCATACTAGCTAATTCAGGTCCTATTTTAGTTTTGAATGAAAAATCTCTTACAAAATTTGAAATTGAAGAACCTGAGGGTCCGTTAGAATAACCATAAACTTCAAAAGGAACATTAGCGTTGAATCTATTTGAGAATTTATTTGAATTTTCAATACCTGGTATAGGATTCTGGTCTATTATTTTTATAATATAATCATTTTCTAGAATAGGCTCTAGTTTATTAAAACCTCCTAAAGCATTATTTATCCCATTACATATAGCTTGTAAAAATTTAAAAATGCTTAAATCTCCATCTTTTGTGTTTTTTTCTAAAATAGTTGAAACAAAATCATAATTTAAATAAATGTTCATAATATTACCATAAAGTACTTTTGGGTCTGAACATTCATCCTCTGGAAGGAAAGGTTTTAATTTACTAAAGGCATTATAGAAATTTTTAATACCTAATGAAGTATTTTTAAATTTTTCTTTAGAATCTAAATTAATTTCATCAGAAAATTGAGGCTTAATTAGACATATTTTAGGATCAAATGAAACTTGGTTTGGAAAAACAGAACATATTTCTTCTTCTTCAGTAATAGAAAATTCTAACATTTTATTATTATTGATAGATGGAAGACATAGTGTATTTAGTTTTGTAAGTAATTCTTGAAAAGTTAAATAATAATTAAATTTAAAAGCATCAGTACCTGTAGGAAGGTATAAAAGAGATCCAGAAGATGCTAAATCTTCTATTTGATAATTAGCTAAGAGATTATAATCATCATCTTTTTCTAAATTAGTAAATAAACCAAAATAATTACTTTGATTTTCAGTCCATTGTTCTTTTTCTTTTTGGGCTATGTCCCGAAACAAATCAATAGATAAAGTACTCGAACCTGCATTATTTATAATAACACTATTAATTTTTTTTAATTTTTTAGTAGTTTCACTTTGATTAATTTCAAGTGTTGATATAGATGCATCTGTAGTAACACTAGGTAAATTTACTTTAAGGGATTCAATAACATCACCTACTGTAATAAGTTTTAAAGTTATGTCATAGGTACCATCAGGTTGGAAACTCCAATTAAAATTAACAACTTTTCCTAAAAAACCATCATAATTAGCTTCGTATCTTTTTCTATATACTTCAATATCTGAAAGGATTTTTTGGTAACTATATTTAGGAAAGTCATTAAACCATATGTCTTCAATTATTGTATTTCCAGTTAGTTGTAATTCACCTTTATTATTTTTAAACTTATCAACCCCCCACTCAAGCATCATAGTATAACCTAACCTCATATAAAGTAATTCTATTAACTCAAATTGAAATAAATTATAAGCTTTCATTACTACCGTAGCTTCACGAATAGACCCACGGTTTTTACAATTAATTTTAGCAGAAATAAGCCCAGGAGCAGGGACTATACCTTGTTCTTTTGATCCTAATCCATATGAATTATTATTCCATAAATTTGATGTTGAAGTAGAAATTACACCTTTTCTAAAAACTTTAGAACCTGGTGTATCTTTTTTACTAGGGTTATTGCTTCTTTTAGTTGGGTTTACTTGGGTTAAAGTATTAAATAAAACTGCTTTTCTAGCAAGTTGATTTCCTGTAAATTTTCCAGTATCAGTAAGTCCAATATCTCTTAATCTTTGTTCTCCTGAACTAATATTATTATCTTCATATATTCCTTTATCTATATTAAATACTGGTTTTGACTCATTTGCACCCTCTTCTGTTTCTTTTTCTGTTAGGGGTATAACTCTTACTGAGGATGCTAATTTTAACCAAGCATTATTATTAGTTAGTAAAGTTAAATCTTCTGCGGATCTTGTTTTTTTTCCGTATAATGTTTGTCGTTGGAATATTTGAGTTGAAACAAATTGCCTAAATGATTCTCCTATTATACTCATCTTTAATTAAGACTGTTTAAATTGTTAAAACTACTTTGGATAACTGATGTATTAATTGGGATTCGAATTTGTACCCCTAAAGGTATATAATATGAATCTTGTGGTAAAAAATTATTAGCTGTAGAAATTATCCACCAAAGAGTGGGATCTCCATAATATGAATTAGCTAATATATCAAATCTATCCCCGGATTCAGCATAAACATATATATCATCAGGAGATAAAGGTATTGATGGATATTTTACACCTCGGTAAAATCTTATACCCTTGGTACCATTAGGGTTATTTTTTGATAATACTTTATTTCTTTGATATCTATTCATTAACTATTTATTTTGGAATATAATTAAATTCATCGTAATTATTATTAAAACCATTATTTAAAGCAATAAATCTCTGCTCACCATAGTTACTAATAAACCCTCCAGCACCCTTATAGTCATTATTTTGTAGTTCTGGTATAAAGTTGTGTATCGGAGTAAATGTAAAACCTGATACTTTAATTATCATAGGCATTTCTTTAACAGAATCATCTGATTTTATTTTGTTATTTTCTTCTCCTACAGTGCCTCCATCTGGACCATCAGGTATTGCTATTTCCCAAGGTGATTCTGTTGGCACATCTAAAGTTAATCCACTCATTATACCAACTTGTTCATGACACCAACCTCCAATGGTTAATGATATTAAATTACCACTCATGTATCCTGCTTTAGAATATGAAGGGGCTGTAGCAGAAGCTAAGTAATTTAATTTTTGATACATTGGCATTAATTCTTGTTTTGATTGTGCTGCTACTGTCCAAGATAATGAAATTTTTCTGTCAAACCCCTGATATTTGTAAAAGTTTTCACCTCTACCCATAAATCTTTGAGTATCCCATTCTGCTGTGTAACTATCACTCATACTATCGATAATAGCTCTAAAATGGATATATGTTTTTTGATCTGGGTTTTCGCTATCAATGACTCCAATTCTAAACTTAACAAAATCATTTTTTGTTTTATCTTGTGTTACCACTGATGATTGATATAAAGGATAAGCATTAATTTTATCTAAAGCGTGTGTATAAGTAGAATTTCCTAATTTATTAACATTGCTTTGATCAGGATCTCTTTTTCCAATTGAATAACTAGATATATTTCCTTTTTTCCCAGGGTTACCTAAATTAACTCTTTGTTCAAATTTATTATCATTTGTATAGGGTAGTGTGTTAGGGATTTGATTATCACTATTTTTTATCTTCTTTCTAAAATCTGTTATATTATCTGCGTTATTAGTTTTAGAAAATGGAACTTTTTCTTCTATTTCAGCTTGTGTCCAAACTTGTCTAGGTGTTGAACCATTTATACCACTTACTAATTTACTAACATCAGTTTTTAAATATGTTCCTGGTTGGTAAACGCTGTCATCTCTAATACCAAAAACTTTATCAAATAAACGTCCAGATTCTGTTTCAAATCCAAATATAGAAGAACGATATGTGTTAAATATACTTGTTTTAAATATATTATCTAATTTAATATCATAATTTGGAACAAATTGTTGAGGTGTAAATCTACTATTTTTTAATTCAAATTTAGGATTATTGATACCAGTTCTTTGATCTGATACCATTGTGATTTTAGTTTTACCAACACCTAAAGTAGCACCTGGTCCTCCAGTATATGAATATAAAGCGTTTGGGTCATCTTGTTTTTCATCAATTTTATTAAGTAAACCAAATAGTCTACTTTTATTACCTTCATCTCCTCCAGTAGATATAGTACTTAAATAAGTAGGTAAACCTAAAGGGTCAAAATTTGATATAGCTCCTACTATCCCAGTAGCATCTGGTCCTCCTATACCTGCAAGGGGGTTTAATCCTTGTTTATTTGTATGAAGACCAATTGCATTTCCGGCTGCTTGAGCTAAAGTACCTAAAGGTGTATATACACCTTGGTTCATAGCTAAATTGTCCTGGATGAAACTTCCTATGGCACCTAAAACGTTTGATACTGTTGAAGATTCTTCTTGTTTGTAACGTGTATACCCTTTACTTGAGTTAACATTAGTTAATGATAAAACATTTTGTTTTGCTACAAATAAAGGACCATTTGGAGATTTAAAATCAAAAAACATTTGGGTTAATCTAGAGACATCATTTGCTACTATTTTAGGTAGTAATGTCCCACCACGTAATAAAAAATCAGGTCCTCCTGTTTTTCCTACTTTAGAAAAACTTTCAGGGATTTTTGTTGTTACATAGGGTTGGTTGCTATTCCCACCACCAACTGTGTCTTTACCATACCTAAGAGATCTTAGGTTGGTTGTTAGATTAACCAAAGCCATCTATTATCCTGGTAAGTTATTTAAATATTTGTCTCCTGGAGGTATTGTTCCTCTATCCATTGTTGATGGAGAAGGTAAAACACCATTTGGGGGAGCTACATTCATTGCTGTTGGATCACCTTCAGTTGAATACTCTTTATGTAAAGTAGACTGTTGGAAATTTGGTATAGAAGGTGTTGCACCATCTAACCCGCTTAATTGTGAACCTTGTTGTGTTAATTTGTTTAGTAAACTCATAATTATTGATTTTTATTATAAATATTGAACTATTGTACTTCGTATAAACCTAAAGGAGCCATTTCTGGTGTTTTTCCTAATATTTTTTCTAATAATTTATTAGTTTTACTCATATCTGTACCTCCTCCTCCTCCTTGTCCTAAATTAGTTCCTGCTAATACTGTATCTGAGTTGTTAAGAGCAAAAGCATCTTTTCCTGCTAGTAATACTCTACCACCATAACCTGAACCACTCGTTCCTTCACTCATTAAATCATCGGCTTTTGTTAAACTTTTAACAGCCATAATCCCGGCAGCAGCTGCTGCTAAGGCTACGGCAACTCCTACCCCAAAAGTTGCAAATGAATTAGTTGCTAATGCTGTTGCCATACCTACCATACGTGCAGCATTTTCGATAAGAATTTTTCCTAAATTTTTAACCATTCCAATTCCTTGTGCAACAATAGCTCCTAATTTAGTTTGTTCTAAAGCAACTCCAATAGCACTTAAAACATTCATACCTTCCATTCTAGCTACTTTATAAGCAATAGCGGCATTTTCAAGCCCCATTAAAGTTAATATTTGACCTCCTAACCCAAGTTCATATTCTTTAGCTACTAACTTTTTTGCTTGATATCCCGCGCTTATTGCATTAGCGGCATTGTTAAGTAAATTTAAGGAATAAATCCCTCCTACTATTCCTAATATTGTAGAAAATTTATCTACCATTATTGCTATATATTCAACCCCTTTAGCCAAACCTAATATAAAAGGGGATATTGCAGATGCTATATTAACAAAAATTTCTTGAGCCTTTTGAATAGATTGATTAAATCTTTCTTGAATATTGTTAGCTTGTAACTGATCTGCTAATTTTTCATCTCCTAATTGGGCTGCTATTTGTTCTTGTGATAAACCTTGACTAAGTAATTTATTATAAGCTTCTTGAGAAGTTGTTGCATCAGTACCTAATTTAGCTAACGCCTCTCGTTCTTGTAAAGATTTTGCTAAATCATCTCTACTTAAACCCACAGCTTTTGCTAATGCTTCCTGCTGTATTCTATTCATAGCTGTAAACTCAGCTGCAGAACCAGCTTGTTTAGCAATTTCTTCTGCTACAGTTGCTAAGTCATTATTTAATGCTGCTTGTCTAGCTTTTTCTAAATTAATATTTTTACCTAATAATAATTCTGCTTCTAATTCATTTGTTATAGAAGATTCAAAATCCATTAAACTACTTGCTAAAGCATCTACTTGGGATAATTCCATCCCAAACTTTTTAGCATTAATTGCTGCTTTTACTAATTCAGTTGTTGAATTACCCATACTTAACTGAATAGATGCGGAAGATTTTGCTATATCTTCTACAATTTTTTTCTCGTTAAGTGCTAGTTTATTTTGCCCATTAAATGCTGCTGCGGTACCTAAAGCATTAGTAAGTATATCATCAGTAGACTCCCCGGTTAAAAGAGATAATTTAGCAAGTTCTGCTGCTGAATCCGCTTGGTATCCTGCTTGTTTTGTTAATTCTAATTGTGTTTTTAATGTCTCATTACTAAATCCAGCTGTAACAGAAAAACGATCTGCCAACTGACCAAAACTTTCATTTAAGTTTTTAGTAGTAACAAAAATATTATCTGAATTCTGAGAAATAAGAGAAAATTCTTTATTTAAATTTCTGCTTTGATTATAACTAATCCCTAAATTTTTAGCTAAATCCCCAGTCATTTTGTCTAAAGCCATAAAGCTTTTTACAATTAAACCTATAGTAACTTCAAATATTTTTAATGGGGTAATTGATTTTGAAAGGTTTGAAGTTAAATTTTTTGCAAATGTAGCATTAGCATTAAAAGGTTTACCTAACTGAGCTGCTTTTTGACCCATCATTGATGTTGCCATTGAAGCCTCATTAATAGAGGAAGAGAAATCTCCAAAACCTGCTTTCTTTAAAGCAGCCCCTAATCCTTTTATTAAACCAGAAGAAATCCCAAATTCTTTGTTAATTTTATTATTAACGTCTTCAATATTTTTATACTCTTTTAATAGTAAATTAGCATCATTTATTTGGGATTCTATTGCTTTAGTACTTTTACCTTGTGATATTAATAAGTTTCTTGCTATTTCTAAATTAGACTTTTCTGTTTTAGCCTTCTCTTGGAGTTTCTTTAGAGTGTCAGTAGTAAATTCCTTTTCTCCTTGTCTTATGTCCCTTAAATCTCTTGCTATGTTAGATAACTTATTTAATGAAGATTTTTGTTGGTTAATAGCAACATTTCCTTTCTGAAGTTCTTGGACAGATTCTTTAAAGGCCGTTGCTATATAACTTAAGTTGTCTGAAGTTGTATCTAACTCATCATTAATAGATCTAAGTGTTCTTTGCCAGCTACCTAAAGTAGCCCCAGATTTATCTAATGAGGCGGATATTTGTTTATAATAGTCAGAAGATTCTTTAGTAAGTTTATTACTTTTTAAAAGTTCTGCTATTTGCTTTTTTATTTTATCTAAACCATCCGCCATATAAATGTTTTATTATAAATATTACTACTTATAACTTGTTTTACCTTTATATGTTTTAGAGGCAGCAGCAAAATCCGGGGTATTAATTTTACCATCAGGGTTAATCATATTTTTAACATTTTTTCCCCCATTTTGGACATTTTCATAAGCAGACTTTTCTTCTTTATAAAATTTGTCTATTTCAGAAAATGTAAACTTTCTAAGCCAGATAGGCATATTATAAACAGTATGATAATCATACCCACCTTTCCCATGAAAAAGGATTTGGTGGATTTGTTGGAATAATGATATTCTAAATTGAGGAGCAATACTAGAGGTCAGGCCAAAAAAAGTTTAGTCCAATAGGGACTGTTACCTCCTCTCCTGAGTCCAAAGTGTATCTCAAATCTACATCTGGTTGGGTATATCTGATTTCATCTCTAAGTGCTCTAGAATCTCTTGCTAATAAATAATTATCAACAAATTCTCTAATTGTTTTTTTCTCAGTATCACCATTAATTGATAAAATCATAAATTTTAATCTAGTAGATAACTCAGGGTTTGCGTCTTTATTAATTCTTTGTATACCTTTTATTTCGGCATCAATTTTCTTTTCATCTCTTCCAGTTAATAATTTATAAGTAATATCAGTATTAGAAAATGGTAAATTAAATGAAAATTCATTTTTATTATCAATTATTTTTTCTTCATCAAAATCAACATTTTCAAAATCATTTAAATCTACAGTAATTTCCTTCCCATCTCTTGAAAATTTGTACTCTTTTCCATATCCCAAAATACGTGTAGCAATTAATACGGCATTTTTATCTCCAATAATTAAATCTCTATGATCTACATTTTTTGAAACAATCACAGAATCTAATAATTTATCTAATACTACACCTTTTTGAATGTATGCTTGATTAGACAAAATATCTTCTTCTTTAGCAGTCATATATTTTACTTCTACTTTACCACTTGATAATGGATGATCTTTTGGATAGATTAGACCTTTTGAAGGCAATTCAACCTCTTCGGTTGGGAATTTAAATTCGCTCATATAAATTTTATTTAGTTATAACTTTATTAATTCTAGTTATACATATGTAATATAAAAAAAAGCTTGGCCGAAGCCAAGCAATTTTCAAAAGGAAGGGTAAAAAATATTTTAGAAATTTAAAATACAGTAATCTGGTTGAACTGTTAACTGTAATTCTACAGCAGCACTTTCATTATCCCAGTTATAATCACCGAAGTTAGCTTCTGTAATTAATGCACCTTTAATAATCCATTCAGATACGATATCACCTACAGGTCCTAATACGTTCATAGTTAAATCTTTCTTATAGAAATCACTATATCCGTCTCTACCTGTTACTGATTCGTGATGTAATCTAACCCATTCCATACATGCTTGTGCACCTGATGGAGTAATTGGATCAAATAATGTCATTTGTATCGTATTCCAAAGTGTTTTACCTTTAACGTATCTTGCAACGTTAATATGGTTTAATTGAACTGTACCTTGTGTTAATGAAACAGCTCCCATACCTTTAATTTGGTATGAAGGGATCCCATCAACATACATGATAAATCTGTTCTGTTGTTTTGGCTCAAATGCTGTATAAAATATTTCGTTTGGGTCTAATACTGCCATTTTATTGTTTTATTTTATTATAAATATTTATCTTTTTATTTTTTATTCAGGAAATGTTGCTCCAGTTGGTAAAACATTGAAATCTAAAATTACAAATTCAGCTGTTTTAGTTGGTTGTAGGTAAATTTGTCCTACTAGCTCATTTCTATCTATTACGTCTGGTGTGTTATTTGTCTCGTCCATTACAACTTGGAAAGCATATAATCCTTGTCTTTGTTGTACTGATTCTAGGTATGGATTTACTTGTGCTAAGAAATTATTTCTTGTAGCAATTGTATTTTGTTCAAATACTAAGTTATCCGATACTTGAGTAATATAACTCTTAAGTGAGATTAATAATCTACGTACATTTACTCTATCTAAAGCACTTGCTCTTTTCTGTAATGTTTTCTGACCAAATACTACAACTCCACTTCCTGGGAATGTAGCTATTGGGTTAACATTTGCTTCATATAATGTATCTCTATTTCCAGATGTTAATTTTCTTTCTGCTCTTATTACACTTCCTAAAGCTCCTCTAATTAAACCTGCAGGTGCGAACCATGGGTCTGAAGATGAATCAGTAAATGCGTATACTGCTGGAATATACGTTGAAGCTGGCGCCCAAACTGTTTGTCCAGTACCTGCATCAACTGTTTGTAACCATGGCCAATATGTTGCAGAGTATGATGTATCATATCCTGCTGCTTGTGTAGTTACAGTATTTATAGTACTGTTATAAGGTACTAAATCTATTACTGAAATACAATCTGTTCTACCTTGTGCCAAAGAAACCAATTGACTTGTTTGTGCATGTAAAGATCCTATTAATCCCGGAGCTGATATTACATTAAATTGATAATCATCTTTGTTACTTAATAATTTTATAGATGATGTATAATCGTCTGGGTTAATACCTTGTATGTTAGTTGCAGTTATATTTTCGTTAAATTTAGCATCACCATTTTCAAGGTTGTTACCTGTAGCACCCGCAAATGATCCTGAGTCTACTTGAGGTAAACTTCCTGTAAATTGGGCTTTAGCTGCTCCACTATTATCAAAATATTGTGGTGTTGGTGAATTTACAGCACTAATATAAGCATAAGCACTTCTATTAACATAACTACCATTAGTTTTTACATAGTAATCAGTTCCATCCTGCTCTATAGTATAATAAGTATCACCTATTGCTTTTGCTACATAATTAGCTGCAGTAGGATCTAATGATAGGTTATTATATGTTTCTAATACTGCTTTTTGTGTTGTAGTATCATTACCTCGTCTAAGGAATAGTGAAAATTGTCCTGAAGCTGTGTTTACGGATCCAACTTCCCATCTAATATTATCGACTGTACCGTTATCTAAAGTTCCATTAGCACTATCTACTGCTTGGTAATTATTCATTATTGCCCCTTCAGAAATAGTTTTTAATGTAAAAGAAGGAATATATTGTAAATCACCAGCAACTAATGTAACTACTCCTGCACTTGAATTAGTAATATTTCCTGCTATAAGTGTTACTACTAAATTTCCAACAGCACCTGTAAATCCAGCTGCTTGTAAATTTGTTTCTGTAATTGTTATTGTGTCACCTGAAGCGTATCCAACACCAATGGCAACTGGTATTACAGATACTAAAGCATTTGCTCCATCTCCTGTTATTGATAATGTTGCTCCACTACCTGCTCCATCTGTGTCTGTTGCTATTGTTACTGTTTGTGCTACTGTTCCCATATCAACAGCTGCTGTTTGACCAATAAGATCACCTGATGCTAACATTCCAGCTCCTAAATCTCCTGCTGCTATATCTAATAGGTCCCCTGATTCATAATCTGAACCAGCTGCTGTTACTGTTATGCTTGTAATAGTATTTCCACTTACCACAATTGTTGCTTCTGCACCTGTTCCTGACCCACCTGATAATGATACAGTGTTGTATGTATCATCTACTGCATTAGTTGGGTTAGTAGTAATAGATGGTAATAAAGCATCTGCTAAAGTAACTAATTTACCTCCATCATCATTTTGACTTGGTATTTCTGAAGATGCAGGAGTAAAACTTCCTGTTACTACTCTGGTTACTAAAAGTGATTCACCTCCTTGAGCAAAATAATTTCTTGCTGCAATTGAGTTTAAATAAGTGTAATATTGAGATCCGCTTTCTACTGATCCTCCAAAAATAGCCTCATATTGAGAATAAGAACCAACTGCTGTTGGGAGATTAACTGGGCCTTTTACTGCGGGTCCAATAATAGCCGCACCAAAAGATATTGGTCGACTTCCAATGAATGATTGATCATTTTCTCTTGCTAATACACCGGGAGATATTAAAGATTCTGCCATTGTTATGTTTTATTGTTATTTATTTTGTTATAAATATTAGAAATATTTTCAAAAAATTAAGCTATTGGAGTAAATTCTCCACTTTCTAGATCAATATTACCTTCTCCATACTTATCTTGTAACTCTAAAGCTGTTTTTTGTTGAGATGTTTCTAATTCCTGATATTCTTTTATTAAATTTTTCTTAGTATTTTCAAGTGAATTTATTTGTAAATCTAATTTACCCAAACTTACTATAATTATATTAATTTTTTCTTGGTATTCTTTTAAAGGTTGTAACTCTTTTTCTGATAACTTTTTGTTTTCCATTTTGATTATTTTAATTTATGATAAATATGTAATAAAGAATTTAAAGTTAATTTCTACTACGACCATCTGTAGTAGGATTTTGGGTTATATGAGTTGTACCTTTTAAATCACTAACAGCCTCAGTTGTTACAACAACTTTTGCTTTTGAATTATATACTTTAGTAGCATTTAATTCTTTTTGAATTGTATCTGGTATTATATATCCTCGTAATCTTAAGTTAAATTCACCTTTTACTAATCTATTTTGCCCCTGGGTTAATTCAGTAGCTGTTGTAAATTGATCTATAAATGCCCTAAATTGAAATCTTTCTGGATTCCCCCAATATGCATCTGAAGCATATTCACAAGCCTCAATTACTTTATTTAATTGTTCCATATAATATGTCTGGATTAAACAAGTATATTCTAATGTTACATAATCAGGTTGTGCTACTACATGAAATTTTTCTACCGGTTTTCTATTATTTAATGTTGAGAAGTTACTATAGAAGTTTTTAGAACTAAATTGTTTAGACCAAGTCCCATATAAATTAGGTTGATTAGCATCCAATTTATTTGCTACTGTTCTATCTTTTGAAATGCTATTTCGTTTAATTACAATAATAGGTAACATTATAGCTCCTTTTTTATCTCTATAAGAACCATCTTTTTGATATTGGTTCCATCTCTCTGAAGCTCCATACATTACAGGAACATCTCTTCTAGAACCATTTTGATATACAAAGGGTTTTATATGATTATTAAAATAATAAAATATAGCTTCATCAATATCCTTTATACCAACTGAATATTGTTTTGTCTTATCTTCTTTAAAGCTCATTTTAGTAGACCTATTAAAAGGAATACCTGTTTCTTCGTAATTAGAAGGAGTGTTTTTTAACTCATTAACATTATTAGGATTTACCTGACCACCTCTATTTTCAATACCTGGAAAGGGGGTTTGTTTTTGCTGGCTTAATGTTAGCTGATATTTAGGTTGTGGTTTTCTTGGTTTCGCCATTAGAATCTTTCTTTATAAGGTGAAATGTTAACTTTATCTGCTGGAATATAGTAAGTAGAAACTAGTATTGAAACACTTTCTCCAAATTTTTCTAATCCTGGGTTTAGTGGGTTAGGGGTTCCATCATAATCATTGTTTGGGTATGATGGGTTTTTTCCGCCCCAATATTGGTTAGCAATAGTACTTTGTACTCCATAATAACCTTCTTGATATAAAATTATATCACCTACTTCAGGTACAATATTACCTTTGATTAAATCATCTCTAAGGAAATAAAAATTAATACTTTGTACAACATCAATAAGTTCAAAATCCCCTCCAGGAAAAGCTTCATCATCTCTATCTATTAATACATTAAATAAGAATGGACCATTATAATATTTTTCTTCTGCTGCTTCACCATATAAATTTACTTTAGTTTCTTCTAATTTAAATTGATATATAGCACACTGTTGAGTAATTATATTACCCATTAGTTCTCTATTAAGATGTCTTAATAATGAAACATCTCTTTGTGAAGTAAACATTGCCATATTATGCTATATATATTGTGTATGGTACTTTTTGTAATTCTTGCATTTTTGATTCTCCTTCTTGTGCTCTTCTTTCTAAAGCAGCCATTCTAGAAGTTTCATCAAAATATGCTCTTAATCTTTCTATTAAGGCTGTTTTTTCTGCTGTTGCTGCTGCTATTAAATCTGATTGGTTTAATGTAACATCTGCATTAGGAATTGGAATAGTACTGTATTTACCTCTTACGTATCCTAATACTTCTTTACATAAAGCTAATGT